CTCGCCGAAAACCGAAAGGCTATGGAAGCGCAGTATCAGGAGATTGAGCGTGAGCGTGCTGAATATGCGCAACTACTGCCGGCAATGGCAGAGCGCATCCAACAGGCAGCGGAACAGGAGCCGGACTGGGACACTCTGTATGACACAGACCCCGTGATGGCAGCGAAGGCAGAGCGCCAGTGGCGGAAGGAACAGGAGGCGCGCACCGCGCAACTTCAGGCCGTCCAAGCTGAGCAGCAACGGATGCAACAGATTGCAGCGCAGAAGCAGGAGCAGATGCAGCAATCGTATTTGGAGCAGCAGCGTCATATCTTGCCTGACATCATACCCGAGTGGCGTGACAGTAAAGTCGCCGCCACGGAAGCAACCCAGATACGGGACTTCCTACTCGGAGAAGGTTTCAGCGAGCAGGACGTTAGCGGGATGTCAAATGCAACGCTTGTGAAGTTAGCGAGGAAAGCGATGTTATATGATCGGGGAGAAACGCGGGCAAACGAGGTTAAAGCTAAACCTAAGAAGTCGCGCGCCAAGACATTGAAATCGGGTTCCAGAGCGTCACAGCCTAAACGCACCTCGGCAGCACAGGAAGCGCAGAACCGCGCACGAAAAACTGGTCGCGTCAACGACGCCGCGGCCGCAATCAAAGCCTTGCTATAGGAGCATAAACTATGACTATCATTGCAAACACCTTTACGTCTTTTGACGCCAAGGGTATCCGCGAAGAGCTGGCAAACGTCATCTCAAACATCGCGCCAGAAGAAACACCCTTCACATCCAACGTCGGCTCCGAAAATGTGTCCAACACATTTTTTGAGTGGCAGGTCGATGACTTGTCCGCCGTTGACACCACTGCGGTTATTGACGGCGACGATGTTGCATCGTTCGACGCCACTACTGCTACAGTCCGCGTAGGTAACTACACGCAGATCCGCCGTCGCAGCATGATTATTGCTGACAACCTCGGCTTCCAAGACTTGGCTGGCCGCAACGATGAGGTTGCGTATCAGCTCGCCAAGCGCGGCAAGGAGATCAAGCGCGACTTGGAAACAATCTACACAGGCAACACAGCCCGTTCCGCCGGTTCAGCGTCCGCTGGTCGCGTAACTGCTGGCTTGGGTGCGTGGGTTGCAACCAACGTCAACAAAGCTGGTGACGGTACTAACCCAACTGCGGCAGACGGTTCCGACGCCCGTAACGACGGCACGCAGCGTGACTTCACAGAAGCTATGCTGAAGGACGTTATGCAGAAAGCATACACCGCCGGCGGCAACCCATCCATGTTGATGGTTGGCCCGTACAACAAGACTGTTGTTAGCGGCTTTGCAGGCATCGCGGCTCAGCGTTACCAAGCACCAAATGATGGGCCAACAACCATCATCGGTGCAGCTGACGTTTATCTGTCAGACTTCGGCGCCTTGACTGTGGTTCCAAACCGCTTCAGCCGTGAGCGTGACGCATGGTGCCTCGACACCGAGTTTGCGTCAGTCGCAACTCTGCGTCCGATCCAAGCCGTGGATCTTGCCAAGACAGGCGACGCTGAGAAGAAAATGCTCATCTGCGAGACCGGCCTCAAGGTATCCAACGAAAAGGCCCACGGCCTGATCGCTGACTTGAACGTATCGTAAGTATTGTGGGGCGGCTTCGGTCGCCCCATTACTCTGGAGGGTAAGATGAAAAGACTTTTTAGCCGCGACGAGGCGACAGGGATTACGAAGTTCTGGCACGTCAAGAGCAATGGCGAGTATGTCATTGAGACCGTGCAGGACAGCACAAAGATTATCGAAGCAAACAAGCGCTCGTACAACGACGTGTCGGGTAAGTTCGGAGAGCACGCCAAGGTGGCCTCCATCCCGCTTTCCGTGTATTATGAGCTCAAGAAGCAGGGGATCGCTGACGATCCCAAGGCGCTACGCAAGTGGCTCAACCAGTCCGAGAACCGGGCGTTTCGCACGCGAGAAGGTACACTGTAATGGCGATCACAACGTATGACGAGCTCAAGGCATCCATCGCCAGCTGGCTGAACCGGGACGACCTGACGGCGGTCATACCAGACTTTATAGCGTTGGCCGAGAGCAGCATTGACCGCGACTTGCGGCACTACAAGATGGTGCAGCGCGCCGACGCGACGCTCGATAGCCGCTATGTGCAAGTGCCGGAAGACTGGGTGCAGACAATGCGTTTCACAATCACGTCTGGCAACACGTTCCGCATCGAGGCCACGTCAATCGACGACTTAGCCCAGCTGCGTCAGCAGAACAACGATCAGAGCGGCCGCCCTCGCCTCTACGCCAATGTCGGACACGAGATTGAGGTGTTCCCAACGCCAGACACCGAATACCAGATGCAGCTGATGTATTTCGGCAAGACCCCGGCGCTGAGCGCCACTAACACATACAACTGGCTCTTGCAGGACGCCCCAGACGCCTACCTATACGGCGCCTTGGTGCAATCGGCCCCGTACCTAAACGATGACGCCCGGACGCAGGTGTGGGCGTCGCTCTACTCAAACGCGATACAGTCGCTCCAAAAGTCGTCTGACGAAACAAGATCCGCCGGCTCTGGCCTCCGAATGCGGACGTCTGGCTATTAAATTCACATTGGTGTATGATCGCGCCAGATATATCTAACGGAGAAATCCATGTCTTTTACTAACACTTACGAAACACACGTTTTAAACTATGTGTTTACTGCGACCAGCGTAACGAGGCCGACCGCTTGGTATGTTGGACTTTTTACAGCCGACCCAACGGACAGCGGCTCAACAGCCAATGAGGTGTCTGGAAACGGTTACGCAAGGACGGCTGTCAGTTTTACCGTGTCAAACGATCTTGCTACCAATTCAGCGGCTGTAGAGTTCCCTGCCGCGAATGGCGGAAATTGGGGTACTATTACGCATATGGCGGTTATGACTGCATCAAGCAGCGGTGACATGATTGTTCATAGTGCCTTGACTGTTGCCAAAGCAATTAACGATGGAGATGTGTTCCGTATCCCAACAGGTGATCTGGACATTACGTTAGCCTAATGACCGTCTACCGCGCAAATTACGGTGATGCTTTTTATGGTCAGGATATTTATGGTTTATCTGGCTCTATAGTCGATGCGTCAGCTAGTGTATCATTGGCCTGTGCGGTATCGTCTGAGGCCGTTAACGTGCGCAACGCTGCATCGACTGCGGCAATAGCCTGTGCAACATCCGCTCTATTGCAGCAAGTCATAATAGGCGCGTCAAGTGCGGCGTGTGCAACCAGCGTTACTGCAAGCGGCAATAGAGTTATTGGCGGCGCGGCGTCTACATCTTGCACTTCGTCAGCATCGGCTACGTCTATTAAGGTTAGAACCGCTGCGGCTAATATAGTTTGCCAAGGCATTATAGTGGCGGTGGCGGTTGAGTATCCAGAAGTTCCCGGCTTTAGACCGGGTTACGGCTTAAACACTTACGGCTCGTACATTTATGGCGAAAATCACAGCGTCGAGGAAGGCGCTGCGGCCATTAACCTTGTTTGCAACGTGGCAAGTTCTGGCCAGCGGATTGCAAATGCCGCGTCAAATGTTACCCTGACATCTACTGCTACGTCTAACGGAGTTATTGACGTTGTGGGTCGCGTAGACGTGGCACTATCATCTAGCGTAAATATAAGCTATAATCGCGTTAGACTAATGTCTGCGACAGACAATTTGAGCCTGACAGTTAATGTTCTGTCTCGCTATAAGTGGCTTGACGCAGACGATCCTACGACAACATGGACAGCATCGCCAAATCCAAGTAATACATGGACAGAGGCAGATTACTTAGAGAGGGCCGCGTAATGCCTACGACAACGACAAACTATTCTTGGAATAAGCCAACCGTAGGCGGCGACGAAGACGCTTGGGGTGGTTATCTAAATGGCAACTGGGACGATCTTGACACGACATTAAAGACTGTCGAAGACAAGGCTGACGCAGCGGCATCAACAGGAAAAGCTATCGCGATGGCGATTGTATTCGGTTAATAGGAGAAAACCATGGCCGCCCCAAACGTAGTAAATGTAGCCACTATCACTGCCAAATCGGCTCTGGTGGCTTTAAGTTCAACATCCGCAACCACGCTGGTCAGCAACGCTGCATCATCTGGCAAGGTCTTTAAGGTCAATATGATCCAAGTGGCTAACGTCGATGGCACAAACGCTTGTGACGTTACGATTGACGTACACAACGCAGCCTCTGGGGGCGGCACAGCATACTCGCTCATTGCTACTGCATCGGTTGCAGGCGACTCATCCTTGATTGCTTTGGATAAGAACACAGCGATTTACCTTGAGGAAGATCGCTCGATCACAGCAACTGCCGGCACAGCAAACGACTTGGAAGTCATCGTAAGTTACGAAGAGATCAGCTAATGCGTACCATAGGCAACACACCTGTAGATGGTGAAGTACGGGCTGTTGCCAGTGGTACACTGCCCAACGGCAAACCTGTTATTGTTAATGCTGATGGTACTGTGAGTGTTATTACTTCAGAAAGTGGCAGTCAAACACTAGGAACTCCCGCTACCTTTCTTAGCGTTCCAATGAATGTCTCTTCAAGTGTTTATGACCCTAATACTCAAAAAATTATTGTAGCATACAGACAAAACTCCGGTTCAAACTATGGATATGCAGTAGTTGGAACCGTAAACGGCATGACGATTAGCTTTGGTAGTCCGGTTGTCTTTGAAAGCGCAAGTACATATAATATTTCAATGGTTTATGATGCCAACGCTCAAAAAGTTGTTATAGCTTATAGAGACTACGGCAACTCTCAGTATGGCACAGCGATTGTCGGAACTGTAAGTGGAAACTCCATTAGTTTTGGCAGCCCTGCTGTCTTTGAAACAGCGACATCTGACTATATATCCGCTGTTTATGACGCCAATGCTCAAAAAGTTGTTATAGCTTATAGAGACGTCAATAACTCTAATTATGGAACGGCTGTAGTTGGCACAGTAAGCGGCACATCAATTAGCTTTGGATCGCCTACGTTATTTAACAACGGACACTCTATTTATATATCTGCTGCTTATGACGCCAATGCTCAAAAGGTTGTCATAACGTACAACGACATTGGCAACTCCAACTACGGCACAGCTATTGTTGGCACAGTTAGTGGAACGTCTATTAGCTTCGGCGCAGAAGTTGTTTTTGAGGCCTCAAACGCAGGTTATATAAATGCCGTTTATGATAGTAAGGCTCAAAAAATAGTAGTTTTATATGGAGATGGAAATAACTCAGATCGTGCGACAGGCATTGTTGGAACAGTGAGTGGCACGTCCATTAGCTTTGGGTCTAGCACCGAGTTTTCAAGTGGTGGTTTTGACTTTTTGTCAGCTACTTACGACAGTGTAGCAGGCAAGGTAGTTGCGGCATACAGAGACTACAACGGCAGCTACTATGGAACTCTAAATGTGGGAATAGTAAGTGGCACGTCGATCAGCTTTGGTTCTTCTGTTGTTTTCGAGTCGGCTAACAGTTTTTACTTTACTCTTGCAACTGACACTGACGCTAAAAAAGTTGTGATAGCTTATGGAGACGGTGGTAATTCAAGTTTGGGAACGTCTGTGGTATTCCAAAATCAATATAACGCCACCAACCTCACCTCCGAAAACTACATCGGCATTGCCAAGGGCGCTGCTGCTAATGGAACATCTGCTGTTGTCCAGACGGGTTGCTCTATCAATGACGCACAGTCGGGTCTAACTGCTGGGCAGGATTACTATGTTCAAACTGACGGCACGTTGGGTACAACCCCTGCCGATCCATCTGTACTTGCTGGCACTGCCGTGTCGGCTACTAAACTCATCGTGAAAGGATAATCTGATGAAGACCATCGTTGAAACATCAACAAAGTTAAGTAAGTATTTGCTTGCTGATGATGTGGCAATCACAGCCACGGCTGACAACATCACTGTAGGAGACCCTGCACAGTTCATCATTGGCGACTTGAATAGCACGACAGTGACAATCACTGACAACGTGACCAACGCCCCTG